GCCGGCCGGCGTGCTGAAGGACTCGCTGCCTTCTTCCTTGGCCGGGTGCAGCTTGAGGATCTTTTCCTCGATGTCGATGCGTTCGGCCTTGGCGACGTCTTCCTTCTCTTTGGCAATGGCCCATTCAGTGGCCAATTGATCTATCGCGTCCATATGATTCCTTTCGTCGTGGGTCAGAACAGTGCGTCTTCCAGGCCCTTCAGGGCTTCTCGTTGTTGCTGGGAACGGGTGAGTGCCACACCTGTGCCAAAAGGCCACCAGGCGGGACAGGTGCTGGTCCGTCGGCCTTCAGGCGTACACCACTGGTGATGGCCTCGTTGGTCGTGAAGCGGTGGCCGTTGCGGCACTCCCGGCGCCGGCGCGGGCCGCGCTTGTTTGTCACCGAGGTTTCGGCGTTGCATGCTGGGCACCTCACACCAGCACCAGGATCAAAACCATCAGGACGGTGATGACCACCACTACCCCGCCGAGGAACTCGATCTCGCGGCCGTCGTCGTTGCGGATCTCGCACGCGTCAGGCGCGGGGCAGGGCTTGCGTCCCTGGTCGCACGGACCGGTGCAGTGCCTGCAGCTCATGCGGCCACCGCGTAGGCCAGCAGCACGGACATGCCGATGATGGAAGCCCAGGCCACGACGGCCTCGAGCGCAGACATCGGCGGCTTGTGCCGCTCAATGCTGTAGGCATGGTCTTGAGGGAAAGCCTCGTACAGAGTGCGATGGAAGCGGCGCGTGGTGTGGTTCACGTTCGGGCTCCGGGTGATGGTGAGTTAATAGCCGTAGCGCGCAATGCACTCGGCAACACGCACCATCTCAGCGGCGCGGCTGTGTGCTTGGCCCAGGGACTCGCGCTTGGCAACCTCCACACCGTCATTGGTGACGCGGTAGTCGCTCTTGCCGGCGTGCCAAACGATGTAGGCGGCGTTAGAGCCGGCGAACTTCCAGCCCTGGGGGTGGGTGGGGACGTTGCGCTTTGCCATGTTGCTGCTCCTGGTTCGGGTTCGTGTTGCGATGGTGTGATCCTATCTCCACGTTGAGACAATCACAACACAAGCCCGACAAAAGTACAGGGACATTGGTCCCTGCGCAAGTCAGCCGGAGGGGGTCAGTAGAGGGGCTTGATCCAGAGAACCGTGGACGTCCAGGCGATCTGGGCGTCAGACAGGATCTCCATCGACGGCCACAGCACCAGGTTGCAGGTGTCGCGTCGGTAGCCGCGGCGCACGACCGCCATCACCTGCTTGCCGTCGGCGGTGGCCACGATGCACAGTTGGTCGAGGTTGGAGTCAGCAGGCACTTGGGCCGGCGTGACGAACAGCATCCAGCCGTCCTTGATGGACGCGTGCGATCGCACCTGCACCGCGTAGGTGCCCACAGGGCAGTCGGCCGGGCCCTTGGCCAGGTCGTGCGTGCCACGCGGCATCAGCGTCACGGCCCCGTGCTCATTGACGTGCGCGGCGATGGGGCAGTTGTGGATGTCCTCGGTCACCTCAATGCCGGCGTTGCGCATCACCTCGTTGAGCGGCACGCCCAATATCACGGAGATCTGATGCGCATCATGTGGCGTCATCTTGCGACGTCCGCGGAACATCAACGAGACGGCGGCAGGGTCGATATCCAGCATCTTGGCCAACTTTCGCTGAGACAGGTGCTTGTCTTGTAACCGTTCGCGGAACCACAAGGTGTTCATGTTCGGGGGCCTTTTGCCGGCTAATTTCTGAGCAGCGGCATAGTGGCATCTCCTCCACGTTGAGTCAAACGCAAGTTACGATTGCTTTTGCGATTGCGCAATTCACAACTTGGAGCGAACATGCCAATACCGACGATTCACACCATGGACCCCGCCTTCAGCGTCATCGAGCGCCTCGGTGGCAAGGCCGATGTGGCCCACCACCTCAAGCTGGACAAGAGCACTTTGTCGCGCTGGTGCCAGCCGCGGCCTGACGGCACAGGCGGCCAGATCCCGCAGCGCCACTGGCCCGATCTGCTCGAGATGGCGCGCGCCAAGGGCGTGACCATCGACATCAAGGAGCTTGTCGCAGTCGAGGTCTGAGCATGGTCATCGGAGCAACCACGATGACCAACAGCGACTTTCTGGCCGAGCTTCTCGGCGATCTCACATCGGGCACTCACGGCTGGGTATGTACTTTCCGCGCCGACCCGAGCAAAGCACCGCCCGACGTCTGGTCAGGGCGGCCGTACCGAGGGCTCCCGGCCCAGGCTGGCCTCATCGACAAGGCCACACAAGACAACACCTACTTCTGCACTGGGGTCTTGCGCGCCACTGACGACGGCGAGATCGTCAGGCGCAAGGAGGCTTTCGTCAGGCTGGCCGTGCTGCTGCTGGATGACGTTCAGATGGACGACGTCAAGGGCTACAGCTACGCGATCCAGACCAGCCCGGGCAAGTTCCAGGTCGGCATCCTGCTGGACCCGGCCGACCCCGACACCGCCAACCAGGCCCTGATCGACCGCGTGATGTCAGCGCTGGCCGCCCGGGGCAGATCAAACGACGCCTCAGGCAACGCGCTGGTGCGCTACGGGCGCCTGCCCGTGGGCTGCAACACCAAGCCCAGAGCGGCCGGCACCTGGCAGGTGCAGCTCGAGTCCTGGCAGCCCAAGGTGCGCTGGAGCCTGGCCGACGCGTGCGACGCAGTGGGCATTGACCTGGACGCGCTGCGCGCCACAGTCACGCGTACAGCCGAGCGTTCATCAACGCATGCAGGCACGGGCACACATGCGGGCGAGTTCCTGCAGGGCCTGACCGGTGCACCGAGTGAGCGGGCCTATCACGACAGCCTCACGCGCATGGCCGCGAGCCTGGTGGCCGGTGGCATGTTCGCTGGCGCGGCGGTCGAGCACCTTTACAGCCTGATGGACGCGGTGCGGCCGACAGGGCCTGAGGAGGAGGTGCGGCGGTGGGAGGCGAGGCGGGCAGAGATCCCGCGGGCGGTGCGCAGTGCTGAGAAGTTCGCGCCAGAGGAGCGCAAGCCGCCCAGCATCACGGTCAATCTGTCGAAAACAGAGCCGGAAACGAACACGTCGCCGGAACATGTTCAAGACGGTGACATCCAGCCCATGGACTGGGGCGTGCTCGAGCACCAGACGCCCGAGCCTCCGGCCTGGCGCCTGGATGGCTGGCTGCCTGAGGGCACCGTCACGCTGCTGGCCGCCAACGGTGGTGTGGGCAAGTCGAACCTGAGCCTGCAGCTTGGCGTGGCGCTGGTGCATGGCCAGCAGTTCATGGACATTGCCACCAAGCCGAGCCGGGTGCTGGTGCTCAGTGGCGAGGACGAAGCGCGCACCGTTCACTTCCGCGTGGCCAACATCTGCCAGGACATGCAGGTGCCCATGGCCAGCCTGGCCGGCCGCATGACGGTCTACGACTTGACGCAGCAGGACTGCGTGCTTTGGCGCGATGGCCACCCGACCGAGCGCATGCAGTGGCTGGCTGACCAGGCCGTGAGGCTCAAGGCTGAGGTCATCGTCATCGACAACGCGTCTGACGTCTTCGCAGACAACGAGAACGACCGGACAGCGGTGCGCGGATTTATGCGGGCGCTCAACCTGATCGCCCACGTCACACGCGCCGCTGTGCTGCTGCTGGCGCACGTGGACAAGGCTTCAGTGCGCATGGGCGCGGGCCAGGACACCAACAGCACCTTCTCAGGCTCCACTGCCTGGAACAACAGCGCTCGCTCGCGCTGGGCCATGGTGCGCGAGGAGCAGGTGGTCACGATCCGCCACGAAAAGTGCAACCTGGGCCCGCTGCAGGAAGAGATCCGCGTGGAGTTTGATGGCACGGCCAAGGTGTTCAAGCGCTTTGGGCATGTGCCAGGCAACGCTGCCGCGCGCGCGCTGGTGAGATCGCAGCACCGCATTGCGGTAATGCGACTGCTGTCAGACGCGGCCAGCCGCGGGCAGAAGCTGTCGATGTCGGTCAAGGCCACCAACAACGCCTTCGTGATGCTCAGAGATGAGCAGGGCTTCCCAGCACAGCTGCTGCGCGCCGACTTCTTCAGCCTGCTCGCAGACATGCAGCGCGATGGGCTGGTCGAGGAGGTGGAGTACCTGAACGAGAGCCGCAAGAAGCACAAGCGGTTGGAGCTCACTGAGGTCGGCCGGCTGCGCGTGGCACAGGGCTCGGGCGCGGCTGCGATGTGGCGGGGGCAGGGCGATGAGTGAGGGTTGCGCTCGCATGCGCTCGCATTGCGGTCGCACTGCGGTCGCATCCGGTCGCAATGGGGGCAGGCATGGCCCCCACACCCCAGTGGGGGGCCTGCCCTCTGCGACAGCATGTGCGCTCGCATGTAACATGGCCGGGAGGCCATGGGGATGCGGTCGCATGCGAGCGCAGATTCAGGCGGGGTTGAAGGTGTGAGAATCGCTCCATGATGACGCAGGAGCAATCGGCGGGGCCGGCAGTCGGAAAAATTCCGGGCGAGATCCGGCGGCAGCGGCCGGCGCCCAACGGGCAGGCCCTGCCAGTGGGCCGCGCCAAGGGCACGCCCAACCGCCTGACCGTCGCGCTGAAGGACGCGGTCGAGCGCGCTGCCCGCGACTGCCACCCGCAGGGCCTGGCCGGCTGGCTGGTGGACCGCGCCAACGGCAGCATCGGTGACCGGCAGATCTTCGCGGCTGTCGTGTCCAAGGTGATCCCGCTGCAGATCCAGCAGCATGTGCAGGGCGGCATCAGCATCAACCTCAACTGGTTGGGCGGCCGCCAGATTGGCACAGTCACGGCACAAACCGTGGAGCAGTCGCCGCAAGTCGTTGATCTGATTGAGCAATCTGCCGACAAGTACCGGATTGTTGATCAGCACACAGCGGCGGCAGAGGCGGCGGCGGCAGTCGCACAGCAGGCCTCAGGAGCACGCGAAGGGCAGGGTGGCTAGGGTGGCCAGGGCTAGGGCGCAATCGTGGCGCCTGCGCCCGCGTAGCAGCCCTGCCAGGGCCGCGTGGCCATGGGTCCAGGCCTGACCCCCCATCCCCCCGTCGAGCCGGGGGTGGGGGCCTCGCTGGAGCAGGGGCCCCCCCC